ACAGCACGTCCCGCAATCATCGAGCGCAAATTCCTGGCAGGTAGTCCGTGGCCACTCCCAACGGTCTGGACGTACCTCTCGCGCAGCGAACAGGCCGCAAGGCTTGCCAGCTGGCGGGCTGCAGCAGTTGCCAGCGCGACCACGGAGGAGGCCAGCCGCTCCGCAAGGAGTGACGGGGAACCCGAGTGGGAGTGCGGGTGCAACAGTCGCTGGGGGGACCTCGCGGACTTCCCAGAGACAGAGGCGACAGAGGAGGACTGGGCCAGGATTTGGGCCCTCACCGCCGCCAGCATTCGATCAGCTAGGCAGCGCTACCCCAGTCCAACTGTGGAAGAGAGCATTGCATCAGGAGAGGTTGCAGGGGGTGCATGGGGTGGCTCATTACCACTTCAGGATGCCCTGGGACGGGAAGGCCAAGATCAAGCCTACCAAGTGGAAGAGGAGAGCTCCGCTCCCTCCGACACACGTCCCCAGCGCGGGTGGAACGTCCCCCATTCCAACAGGGGGGGCGGCACCGGGCGCCGCGGCGGTTTCAACTCCCGCCATAAGCGCACCATCCGCCGGCTCTGGACAAGTTTCAGGGCCGCCGAGTCAACCGGCGGTTGGGGGTGGTTCAACAGCCACCTCCGGGGCATCACAGCCCCCGAGTGGACAACCTTCGACTCAGAGTTCCGGGCAGAATTTGGCCGGGGCTACTGGGAATGGTCAGGCCAGAAAGCCTAGACCTGCTCCAGCCCACTGGGGTCCCTCTACAAGGGATACCTCAGCGTGGTGTGGGGTTACGGAGGATTCGACCAAGCCCTTGAAGGCGCATGACCAAGGAAGAGTAGAAGTACCTACTAGAGTCCCTCGCAGTGAGAGAAGGCTGAATAAGAAGCACATAGAGAATTTGGACGAAGAGCTCGGATTTTACCTCAAGGTGGAAGCCCTGCTCAAGGCTAGAACTCCAGCGTGCATGCAGCAGCTCACAGGCAAAGCGAAGAGATTCTTGGAGAAGTACGACTGCTCGGCACTTAGTTGGCAGAGCCGCTACGAGATCATCGTGGGCGCTGTCAAGTTTGCCATGTGCATTGATCACCATGAGGACGGAATTCGTCAGGCCATGAAGGCTGGTGATCAGGATGAACTCAGACAGAAGAGCGCTGATTTTGTCATCAAGGGGAAGGTCGGACACTCGGGCCCACGGTTTCTCGGGTTCGGTCGCGACTCGAAGCTCTCGACAGCGTAGGACTGCCCTGACCTGCCTGGCGCCTGTCTGCGACCCCTTATGGGTCCAGGCAAGGTCTTACCTGGCGCTAGGTACCGGACTGGGACAGGGCTTTGTCTTACCCGACGGAGATCGCAACGGATTCTTCGGGGATTGCCAACGGATCAGATAGTGGTTACTCATAGTGACTGCGTCTGCAATGAGGAGCTCGCGCTCTCACGTCGACATCAAGCCGACGTTCCGACGGCAAGCCGGCCAGCATCGGACTTGTGGGTGGACCCACAGTTGCTGTGCCGCGTGCGTCCATGGTCCCGCCGTCAGGTGGTTAACCATTACGCTGGGGCGAAGAGGCTAAGCTTCGAACGGGCGTTCGAGGATTTGCTATCTGAGCCTTATACCCCCGAGGACTCGAAGGTCCGAATGTTCCTTAAAGCCGACAAGTACACGTGTGACGACGACTTTAAGCCTAAAGCACCTAGATGCATCCAGTTTAGATCTAGGCGATACGCTTTGGAATTGGGACGCTTTGTCCATCCAATAGAGAAGAG